AAAGCCTTATGTTTGTATCTGCTCTCGAGTGTTCGTACTTTGCGATATCATTATATCGCGTGATCTCATACCGCCCGTCACTTAACAACTCCAGCTTTGCGCGCTCTAAGTTTGTCATTAACTGTAAAACTGGCACCGACAATTTTATTGATTTTTCTTTTAATTCTTGATTCAAACTTTTTAAAACTCTGTTGGCTATTTTTAGTGCTGATTTATTTGCGAATCTTGGACCTAAATTTTCCATAATACTCTCCTTTGTTATTACTACTTATATAGTATAACACATGTGTCATCGCGCAGTCTACTAATATATTAAATACGCCTCAAATTGATTTGAATAGGCGCTAGATGTGGCATATGGCATTTGACGGTGAATGGTTTGGCGATGGCGATGGTTATGGTTCCGGCGGGGCCATCGCCGCGATTGCGCAGTCATAAACTTCGGCGGCAGTGATCGGTGTTCTGATCCAGCACCATGCTGGCCCGCCACTAGCGATGGCACAATCACTACCGCCGACGAAATTATTCTCTATAGTAATCCCAATCCTCGCTTAGTAGGTCCATCTGCGACGCCGTCCATGGAATGAAATCGCCTTGCACGCTTCGGATGCAGATGAACGCCTTTGTCATGCGCCCACCAAACTCAGGCTTGTGAAGCTGTAACCACTGAATTTTTCCATTCCATCCAAGGCGGTAAACCTTCTCACCGTCTTTGATTGCGCCAAGTGCTACGGAAAAGCTAAGACCTCCCATTATAATTTTTTCCATTCTTCTCTCTCAGCAACCGCTGGGCTCTCAAACACTCTCGTTTGCTTCGTGATAGTATCTGTGAGAATAAAATGACGATCACCTCGCCATGTTGAGTACGATCCTTTGGCTTGCCATCTCTTGTAAGCCCTTAGTGTTTTGTTGATCCAAATAAATCCTTTTTTTGTCGGCATGCACTCCCCTTTATTGTTAAATCCCGCATTCGATACAACATCGAAGCAATAAAATTCCGAAAACCATTCCAAGCAAGAACCACCAACCGCGTAAGAATATTTCCTCGTTGAAGCGATTCACGCAACTTCCTTTATCCAAAGCACCAAGGCCACGGCGACGTCATCAACACTCCTTGCGACGAGTGTTAGCCCGCCCTCTGTTTTAAATTGCGCTAAGAATTCTTTCTGTTCGAGCGATAAACTTCCAGCCTTGCTCTTCACTTCGATAGCAAAGGGTCTGCCCTGAAAGATGCCGATGATATCCGCCACACCTTTTCTGTAATGATTTGGTGTGCTTCTAAATATTTTCCTATGCGGATCAAATGTGCCAGTGGTCTTTATTTTCCACGCGAAAATCCGCTTTAGAGCTAGGAATTCTAGAATGCCGCGCTCAATGTCTGACTCTTTTATTTTAGGCTTTGATTGGCCGAATCTAAGGGCTGTCATACGTGCCTGCGTCTACGAACGTACCTGTTCGTATTTCTCAAAACCCCTGCGCATTCTGAGCAATATTCTGAGCCATCGATTCGTCTTGTAAATTTCTTGCCACACTCGCAAGTAATCTCTCGGCAGGCCTTGCACATGCCTGACATATGGAGCGACTTAATTGGCGCCTTGCACTTATCGCAGGTCATGCATCCTCCGGACCGGCGTCATCGCTGGTCGCCGCCAGAACCCTTATTTCTTGGCAACGCACACCTAGACTAGCGTTTTGCGTTTGCGTGGCCAGCGACTCGGTGCCTTTTGTTTTAAACGCATATCTGTCGGCCATCACAGCACCCGCCCTGCTCGAAAAAATGGTCAAACAACTAACACACATAGTCTTACGCACTGAGACAGAAGTTTGGCAAATGCACTTATCGCGGATCATGCAGCGTCTGGCCCGTCGTCGTTAAGTCGCGACTTTGGTTCCTGGCCTTTTGGACGCACACTCTTTCTCAATCTCTCCCTTGTGTCTTGATAAAGTTTTTCCTTTGTACGCGCTAGCCGCTCCTCCATTTCCCGATACCATTTGTCACCCTCGACAAACCTAGACTTTGTCTCTTTTGACTCTGGCTCATTGAGCGCCACGTCCCACTCGGTGCCGCGAATTCTGTTGCTACAAATTTTCATCAGAGACCTGCCATCTTTGGCTTGTAAGTACCTTGGGCTGTCTCTGAAAAACTGAATTAGAATGGCCGCTGGAATAACTTCCCCTGGCCCAGCTTGGGAGAAGACTTTGGTCAATTTCTGCAAATCCTTCTCGTCTTGTTTGATTGGCCCAACCGATTTGATATTTCCTTTTTTCATACCCACCTTTTTTCGGAGAAAATAATTCTTTGCCTAAAAATCTAGTATTCCCACCGTCAAGCCGGTCCTTCGGAATTCTAAAGAAAGTTTCAAACTCCCCGCCAGCGGTCATGCGCCCTGGCGCCATCGTGATTACTCTTGTAGCGATCTTGTAAAGGTCACTAGATCCGTGAAACTCATCCAAGCCCGCTGCCACCTCTTCGTTTTGTCTGTCCCGCTTCCTGAGATGTGCCACAAGAATTATGGGTTTTTGCTCTTCAATCGCCAATGTGCGAACCGTTTTAGCAATTTCCTTAACGGCCCTGTTTTCGTTGTCGTCATCAAGGTCGAAATAATGGACGTGATCGATGATGATCAGATCTGTGTCGCTTGAGCAGTAAAGAATCGTTTCGATAAGCTCTGCCACGCCGAAGCGATCTTTTTTGTAGTAAAGGAGTAAGTCTTTAAAGGCCGTATCGAAGAAAATTGCGGCTTGCTCTTCGTATGGACCAAGCTCCTTGAATTTTCCAAGGCACCAGTCTGTATAATTTAATTTAGCGGCTAGTTGTGGCCGCTGTGGGTCGCCATAGTACCTCTCGAGCACTAATGGATATTTCAGCCGTCGCTCAATCTCAAACTTTCCGGCCTCAAGGGCGATGTAGTGGATTCGTTTTCCATCCTCAAGGTTAGCTAAGGCAATGTTGCAGCAAAGCTGAGTTTTCCCCATGCCACTCGGAGCGCCAAGAAGAATTAAATCGTCTGGGAATATTCCCCTGAGTGCATCGTCAAGAAACTCAATGCCAAATCTAAGAATTCGGTCGGAGGCCGTTAATCTTTCGTTGTACTCGACGTGTGCAGCGTCTGACGCCCGAGTAAACATCATTCGGCAACACCGCAGATGCCGCCGGCTGGCTTTAGCCCTTGTGTCTTTCTGTTATCGAACTCCCCTTCACTAACTTTCAAGTGCGTGCTGGGCTTAAGCAGCCAGGCAAACGTGGCTCTCCATCCACGATCACTAAGCCCGCAACAAAAGTCTGACGCGGCGATACGCGAAACGATAGCTCCCCATTCTTCTGGGGAATTCTCACCAAGGATGCGGTTGGCCAGCTTTGTTCTGCCGGAATTTGTTTTCCTGACCTTCGCCAGCCTGTCCCCGCAATTCTGATTCCAAATTGTAGCGAGTGCCGGAAGCGGCGAAGCCGGTTCTGTTGTACTCTCTTGTTCTGTTCTGTTATGTTCTGTATGTCTTGTAGCGCCCGTAGGCGTATCGCCGACGTAACGTCCGCGTTCGTTCTTTTTACGCAGCACCTCTATGCACTTGTTTCTAGTCAGTTTTTTGATGGTTGAATCAATAGTGGTTTTTGATAGTTTACAAACGTGGGTAGCGTGCTGGTAGAACACCTGGACAGTATCGTGGTTTTTTTGACTTGCGAGACAGAGGATGTAAATCCAGGCTTTAAGCTCCGCGCCATCGAAGTCAAAAAACTCATGATCTTCGCAAATTCGGTTCGACAATCGGAACCAACTATTGTGCACAACGTCAGAGCGCCCTTTGAATGAACTAAAATTTCTAATCTTCAAATCAATGTCGCCCAAAACATCCCCAAATTGACCGCCCTCGGCGGCACTAATGCAAATCTCTAAAACTGACTAATGGCAAAGACGATTACCCAAACTATGCACATCACTACCGTGACAAACACAAATTCCGCCATCGTAACCAGTTTACTTATGTGCCTCATCTATCCCTCCCCGCGTCCTCTCTGATAAATCGTTACGCGCCCATTCCATGATTCGCGTGAACTCTGAGGGATGCTTTTCCTTTAATATCTGCGTGAGATTTTTGCCGTCAGTGTCATAGATGCGAACCCATTCTAGTATGATCTCAGTACGCTCTAAGCCACGATTGCCGTCGGCATCGGCGCCGTAATACTTGTCAACCTCAGTCGTGTAACCAGCAGTTACCTCAACTATGGCCACAACACCATCGATTTCAATTTCAAATTGATCGGTGAGGATCATAGCGGCAATTCCCCGCTATCATCGTCCTCAGATTTCTTGGAACCCAAGAACTGGACGTTATTCGCCACAATCTCAGTCGCATAGCGCCTGGCGCCGCTCTCATCGTCCCATGACCGGGTTTGTATCCTTCCCTCGAACACCGCTTGCGAGCCTTTGCGTAAATACTTGGCGCAAATCTCAGCGAGCTTTCCCCATATAACAATGCTATGCCATTCAGTGCGCTCAACGGGGCCATTGTCGCCAGACCACTTTTCACTCGTGGCCACGCTGAGCTTGCAAACAAAGCCGCCCTTGGTTTCTTTTAGTTCTGGATCCGCGCCGAGGCGGCCTAAAATTATGACTTTGTTCATAAACCAGCCGCCTCTCTAAGTTCGACAAACCACTTCGGCGGTTTCCTCCCAGAAGCAGATACTGCGGCCAGTATTTCGTCGATGTACGTTTTCAATTCTTTTTTGTCGACCACCGAGAACATCTGGCCCTTAAACTTACCGTCAGGGATTTTGAAGTCCCTAGCTTGAGGCGCGTGGTTCTTGATTTCCTTTTTTGAAGCCGCCTGTGGGGGGGCCTTTTCCTTTGTCATAGTAAAACCAACCGCCTTATTCCCGTCATCGTCTTCGTCAGATACGACGCCAGCCAGGGCCTGGAGCGCATACCTTTTCGCATAGGACATCGCCGAGCCCAATCCCTGCATGTCGTTCTTAACTATAAGAAGTGGCATAGAGGATTGAATGAATTGCCCAGAAATATGAAACAGCGTTGTAGTTAAAACCACGCGCTCGCCCAAGTCCTCTGCGCATTGAGTAAACGATAGACCGTGCGCCTGAAATGGACCACTGAGGACCGCGACCACAGCATTTAGCGAAGCAAATTGTGATTTAAAATGAGGGTTCTCAGAGTCAAAAACAGCGACCCCAATTTCCCACTGTGCTTTGTGTAGTGCCGCCACTAATTCCTTGACGTCAGCCGATTGTTGCATGGGCTATTCCTTCCCAAATCTAAGCGTTTTAATAAACGACGATTTCTTGCGGAATGATTCGACGTACTCATCAGACAAGGCACTCACTTCAGGAATGCGAGTGTAATCTACGGAGCCAGAACGCTCGGACATCGTAATGCTCATGTGCCCACAACGAACCCGTTGGTGCGCAGCAAAGGACTTGGCCATTTTCTCGAGATCTGCATATTCGTTTTCAATTTGAACTTTATTAGCCCTAAGGGCCGCCAGTTTTGTGAACACAGCGACTTGCGTGGGGTCAGTGATAAAAAACGTGTCTTGCGCCGAGAACTCAGGAATTTTGCCAGTGGCAACGGATTCCATAAATCGCTGGCCCTCTTCAACAATATTTGCGATCAACTTTTCATCACGGCCCATTTCAACAATGTGGCCGCCCTTTACCTTGGGAGCCTTGGCGCCATAAAACGCCTTGTCCTCTTCAGAAGTGTAAAGCTGGGACTGGACCTGAATGCGGTGATGCTCTGGAATCTCGCCCTGAGCGATCTTTTTAAGAGCGTCTTTGCCAACTAGCTTAGCCTCGAGAATTCCAACGCCCTTTGCATAACCATCAAGCGAGGCTAGGAAAAAGCCATTTTGAAAACAAGTCGGGCTTATTTCAATTTTAACGTGCTTTGAAAACAACTCTCTAATCTCGGCCTCGGCCTCATGACCCCGCTGGAATATATAAGAGCGGTCCTCATCGTCAGGCTCGCCAAAACCAGCTTTTTCAAACCACAGATCGCGCTTGGTTTTATATGGAGAGACGCCAAAAAGGGCCGCGATGTCGCTCGCGCCTAGGCCAGTGCCGCGCCAAGTATGCCACTCTGGGGTTCCTTGCGTGATATGAATTTGCTTTGCAACCATTTCAACTCTCCTTATAAAAAAGACAAACCAATACAATTGCCTACTAACCAATACAATTGCCTACTAACCAATACAATTGCCTACTAACCAATACAATTGCCTACTAAATAGGCATAAATCCCGCTAAAGATGAGTCAGTTTAAATTTAGGAGGCCTCTTGGTCAGGCCTTCCCATTGCACGAAGGATCGCACCTTCCATCAGGCGGCCAGGCTTGCTGGGGTAATTTCCATTCGTTAGTTTTTGGGCCGCTCCCGGCGAGACGCGCGCCTGCACTAGTCGTGATTGCGCGGACCTCTCACCGATCTCTTTCGCCCATTTCTCAACATCCGATCTTAAGTCTTTTTCATTCATGGGACGATATATAAACGGCAAGCCGCGCACATGCAAGCCTTTTGTCGGGGTCAAGCGCGTTGTAGCTTAGTGTTCATGGAAAATGCAGAACCATGCAGAATATTTCAAGCGATCACCCCATGCGGATGCCAAGGGGCCATTGTATTTAATCCTCGCTTCCCTTAGATCCCCGAGGAAAGGGTACTACCCCCCAACCCCCCGTACTGACGCACGTGGTTGAGGCTACCCGTTTTCCCGTATTCGGCAAGGCGAAGATTTCTCCCTTCCCTTGAGTCCCCTTATTCGGATCATAGATCTCCACACTCTTTGTCACACCTTAGGCAAGCCTGGGTGTATTCAGTCGGTAGGTAGCCCCTATGACGGGCGTGAACTCCCCAATGCCACTGGCTCTTTGACCAGATAAGTTTGGGCTTTTGGCTGACTGGCACTTGAATTGTAAAATTAAATTTGGTAGATTTATTTTACATTTGTTGTGCAACCCAAATGTAAATTGTTCCAGAGGTACGAGTCAAACTCTCTCTGGAATTTTCTTTTCTTTGTCGTGAAGCTCGGTGTGCGGATAATCGGAAAAAGAGAACTCGCGCCCCTGACGAATCTTAATTTTTAGACTAGAGGCAATGCGCTTAATACGGTCGCACATATCCTCAAACCTAGGAATGTTGTTCCAATCAATCGGATATGGAGCTATATCAATAGCAAGCGATGGCGCCTGATTGTGCTTCGATCTGGGCCAGCGGAGCTTGGATTTTCCAGTGTTGAACGCATGATTCTGATCGCGCTCCCCTCTGTGTCCACAGAGCACAGTCACGTCAAGCTCCTTGATTAACTCATGGGCGATTTTCTGAAGGTTTGGATGACACTCAGAGATTCGCTCTAAGGATTTTTTACTAAATTTAAACTTAGGTGCAACAAGATTTTGTTCCAAATCTTCTCCCATAATTTATCTCCTTAGGGAATTGGCATACTTCGAAGTGCTTCATCAATAGTGAGAAATAGCTCATCAAAAGCGCCTGCGATTTGTTTGCACTGGAACTTCTGACAATTCTTAAGAAAGGACTTTTTAACCTTTTTCCAGTTCTCAGAATCCATAAACACAGACCGCTTCATCATTTCGGTGCACTGAGCGGCGGGGATTCTGTGCTCCTCGCGAGAGATAACATTCACGCCCCAGCAGTCACCAGAGGCGGGCAGCCGAATGTTCGGCTGGAAGTCTTCAATCGCCATCGCACAGCTACTTAGAGTTAGTGCGAGTAAAAACCAAAAAGCGCCTTGCAGCTTTGATAACTTTGTCATCAATCTCTTTCTTTTGCTGGTCGGTCAGTCCACCAGCCAAAACCTTATGCAAACCCTCTTCCATGGCCTTATCGAAACTCTTCTGATTAAACTCACCTTCAACAACAATGGCCCCGATGTTAAGAACGATCAGCCCCTTGTTCGCAAGCCAATTGCTGAACTCTTTAAACAGGAAATCTATGACCGGGCCGAAGCCCCACTGGATAAGCCAAGCGCCCCAAGAAAATGAAGCCAGCACTAGAGACAATCCTCTAGCGCCAAACTTTTTAATTCCTGGGAAGTCGTACTTTCCTGTCAGCGGCATTTAGATGTTGACGTTTTTAAGCGCCACTTTGAGCAGAGCGAGTGCGCCCTTTTCAAAAGCCGAATCGCCGGGGATAAGTCCGCCGATAGCGTCAATGAGAGCGTCAGAATCAGACGAAATATAAGCGCCCGCATCTAATTGCTTGCCATCGTATGCGACTTCCAATTTGATTTTGCCGTCAACCATAGACGCCTTCAATTTGCCTTCGGCTCCAATTTCCTTTTCCATTTTTTCTCTCCTTAGAGTTTTTTGATTCCCAGTCATTGGGAAAATATTTTTAAAACACTTAAAACTAAAACGATAAACCAAGCACCAATGAGCGCGCACTGGCCAGGATGATCAGCCATCACGCCCCAGAGTGTGACATTCACGCTACGCGCCCATTAATGGGTTAACTTTTTCAAGCGTCGTTACTCTGGCCCCAAGTCCACCAACATCACTTCTAATGTCTCTGATATCTGCTGCGAGAACTGTGGCCACTCTATCGATGGCGTCAGTCACATGAGAGACCTGCTCTCTTATGTCTTTCCTAACCCACGCCCTATGCAGCCGGGCCGCAATCGTAAAGGCAATGGTCATCTTTGTTATTTCGTAAGAGAACAATTCGCCCAGCCAGTGCTCTAAAATTTGAAGGTCAAAAATTCCTAAAACATCAAACACAACATCTCCTATGGCTGCCAGCCTGAGACGGGAAAGGACGCAAAAATAGTCATTTTAAGCGAGTTATTCGAGGCTGTGCTTCCCGAAGTAGGCCCCATGTTAACTCCTGGGCCACTAAGCGTGAAAAAGGCATTACCGCTAATTAAATTTACGGTCGACGGCGACGTTGCAGAGTTACTTACGAATGTCCCTACCGCTGTTCCGGGTGTTGCGATTGTTACCGCGTGAGTGATGTTATCCGGAATACTAACTTGCGCCTGCGAGCCGCTTACTGTTCCGTTCGTCCACGTCGCCTGGACAAAGCAGGTCGAGCCAATGCGCCACCAAGTATATGTTGTGGCGGTAACTGTGCCGAATCCTTGATGAGTGGCGGGCGTGTAAGATGCCGGGGCGGTATTAGCCGCGTGACTTACAATAAGCCAATTCGCGCCATCAGAGATTAGTTTCAGGGTTTCGCCTTTTGTATACAAAATGTAGACACCAGAGGCAATCCCGCCGATTGTTTGGCTCGAAGTAGTCGCAAGAGTGTAAATCTGAGTAAGCGAAGTTCCCTGATGACCTAGCTCTAAAATCTGACCTGTATTTCCGACCGCTGTATGGAGCGTTAGCGTAAAGCTAGCGCCGCTTAGCTTTACAAAACCGTCGCTAGCCGTTGTGCTGTCGGCGCTAGCGACTGCGCGATATCCTAGTGAGCCTGCCCCCGTTGTATCGGCGCCACACCCAACTGTTCCAGCGGCATACTTAATTATCTGGCCATCGGAACACTTTGCAAAGCGCGTTCCCGTTCCCGAGGCGCCACCGATAATTATGTCGCCCACCGTAGTCATTGGAGAGAGAGCGTCAAAAGCGGCGGCCTTAGTCGCTTGACCCGTGCCACCGTTTGCCAGTGCTATAGTTGTTCCGGTCCATGTGCCGCTTGTGATTGTGCCGATAGTTGTAATGTCGGTGGCAACCAACTTTGATGCTGCAATTGAGCCTGCAAGACCCGCATTTGTGACTGTCGCGCAAGTGAGTGCGCCGCTCGCTGCAATAGTTGTTGCGTATGTATCTGAAGAGCAGTCGGCGGGATTTGCGGCCAAGGCCGTGGCCGTTGAAGCGTTACCAGTAAGCGCGGCTGAAATAGTCGTGGCCGAAAAATTCCCCGATCCGTCTCGAGCTACTATGGCGCTATTCGTGTTGACGTCTGTTGCCGTGGTCGCCGAGTTTGAGACCTTGCTCGCTGTTGAAATGGTTGCAAGCTTTGTGTCATCAATCGCGGCGGACGCACTAATGTCGGCATTAACGATTGATGTCGCAAGATTTAGTTTTGAATAAGCAATCGCTGCTGAGCCGTTAATATCGGCGTTGACGATGCTGGTTCCAAGATTGAGCTTTGAATAAGCAATCCCCGCCGCAGCCTTGACGTCCGCATTCTCGATATTGGTGAGCGTGTTTGTGTCGGCATCGATTGACTTATTTGTCAGCGTGCAGGCGTCAGAGATTCCGCATAGAGTTGAGCTAACCCCAGTAAGGCGGCCAAGCTCTGTCGGCGTGACCGCGGACGATTTTATTTTCTTACTAGCATCAAGGTAAGGCACCGTTGTAGCAGTAAGGTCGGCCAGGACTGTAGATCCAGCACCATTTATATCAATTGTGAAATCGCCGTCTGTGTTTGTAGTTGATAGCGTGTTGCCGTCAAGTCGGATATTATCGACATTGAGTTGATCAACATAGATTTGGCCAGAGGCCACCAACGGAACAAATAAAATTAAGACTATTAATTTTGAAAGTGAGGCCACAGCCCAATGCTAAGCTGCATGAGAGTTTACAAAAGTTTTACGTTTTCTTTACGTTGGAACCAGACGACGCCTGAGCTTAATTGTTCCAACGCCAGGACCCGATGACGTCGCAGCTTTTAATTGCGCCGTCGTTGCGACTTGTGAGACAGAGAACGTTACGCCATGAGCTTCTGCTGAAATAAAGGCGCCGGCCACAACTCGGGCCGTGCCGGCTAGCACTTGCACTGCAATCCAGCCGCTTGATTGATAAGCGACAGGTGAGCCTCTCATAACTTCCACTTCATAAAGTGCCGATGAGTAGAGAACCAAGTTAACGGTTTCGCCCGAAAGGTCAGTCGCGGCTTGTCCATCAGTGATTGTGTGCTCAGCCCATCCGGAGTCCACGTCAGAGTTGTTTGCTGTGACGTTGTCCTCGGTCCATATAGTGACGTCGGCTGATGTGGCCAGCAAAAACTTGTAACTACCAGAGCCAATCCAAATGGCCGCTCTACCAGAGGCATCTAAAACAACTGGATTAGCGTTTGGCGTTGATCCCGAAGCGTTTGTGTAGGTCGAGAGCGGAGTCGAGGTGCCGGCAATGTACGAGTAGAGTTTACCGCCTGAGAGCGGATCTCCATTGTCGTCGAAAAATTGAGGCCGTAGGAAAGGAGCTAATTCAGACATTGTGCACTCCGATTATTCATAAATGACGAACCTCTATGCGCGACCATTCGATGTCTGTTGCCAATGCCTCGGCGGTGACTATTCTAGCGCCAAAACCAAGAGCTTGATTAGACGTTGGAAGAGTCGTTGTGTGCGTCGCGTACAGTGTGCCGTTAATATAAAATCTAACGTCAGACGATGAAACAAAGGCAATTCGAAGAGTACATGCGGTGTTGGGCGAAATCTTCGCACCAGCGATCAAACACTCTGTTCTTGTGTAATTGCCAGCCCCAGCCGTGCCGTTCGAAGTAATCGCGACCCATGTGTCGAGATATGCCGGAGCGGAGACTGCTGGGCGCTCATAAACGAACGCTGCAAATGCAGTGGCCGGTGTGGACGAAAGCTCCGCAACATCTCCTGCGGCGTCGGGGCTTGCGGAAAAGAAGCCAACAAAGCCGCGACTGATTGCTGACACGTTTTGGCCAGACGCCATCTTGATTAAAAACTCTGGAAGCCATCTGGGTTGCACAACGGTAAATGTCGTGGAGATTACGCCGCTCGAATTTCCGATCACAGCGCCCGTCGTGTGGCGAAGATAGGTGCCGTTGACGTTATCTATCGCAGACACTGTGGCCTTAAGCGTCGGCGCTGCCGGAAATCCTAAGTTCGTCGCGGTCGAAGCACCTTGGTTCTTGTAATAAGACATGAGCCGCTTTGTGGTGTTTTCTGGAAGGTCTGAAATCAGCGCCTTCTTTGCATTGTTCGAATCGCTGGTATCACCGAACAACAGATAGTCGACTGACTCTGGCGTGGCTGTCGTAAAATCATTCACAAAATCCGCGTCAATCTTAGCCGCAGTCACAGCGTTGGCCGCGAGTTTTCCAGTCGTCACGCCGAGGTCATTAATCTTGGCCGTCGTAACGTTGAGGTCAGTGATCTTTGAAGTAGTCACAGCGTCAGCCGCAAGTTTCGCCGCAGTAATCGTGAGAGCATCGATCTTGGCCGCGGTGACGGCAAGGTCATTAATTTTGGCCGTAGTGACGGCAAGGTCATTAATTTTGGCCGTAGTGATCGTGTCAGCATTTACTTGAGTGACATTGTCGTAGGTTCGAATAGTCACATCAGCCGAGGTCTTGATTACAATCTTGTAAGCATAACTGCTAAGCCAAATGTCAGCCTCACCGTACGCATCAAGCACTACGGGGTTAGCGTTAGCCGCGCCCTCTGTCTTGTCTGTGTAGGATGCAAGCGGTGTCGTCGTTCCCGCTGCGTAAGTATAGATTTTCCCAGCGGCTAGAGCGGCCCCCGCCGAGTCGTAGAACTTTAGCCTTGGGTTAGCGAGAAGATGTGCCATAAAACTCCACCTATTTAGGTCCTAAGAACTTTGCGACATTGAATTCGGGTCGTGCCTTAATTTGATCGAAAAGGTTGTTCATGGCCTTTGAACCCGGCTTCAGGTCGGATGCTTGGACGAGCATGTCGCGGCCTTTTTGAGAGGTCACCAATTTTTCGGCCAGGGCTGCATTCATTTTAGTTTTGTCATGCTCAAGCATTTTCCCAAACCCATTAAGAGCCCACAGTTTAGGCCCCGTAGGCTTGCCGTCAGACTTCTCGTCTTTATCTGAGCCCTTTGAGAGCACACGGGCGGCAAATGGACTTAAGTTTGCGAGCTTCTTATAATTATCGTTGAGAAGCACGGCCGGTGGAGTTTTTGGAGCATTGGCACTCACGGCCTTGCCGACACCCAGCATCGGCGCTTCCTTTGCAACAATCTGAGCGGCTTCCTTTGCAACAATCTGAGCGGCTTCCTTTGCAGAGCGATTGCGAGCAGAGTCTTTTAAAAGGCCGACTACTGATTCGTTCGCGACAGCATTGCGAACGCCCGTAGCCATATTGCTAAATACATTAGATGCACCAGTGCCGGAATAAGATAAGACTGGATCACCGAAGCGAGTTCCAAGGTGAATGAGGTCATCAAGTTCTTGGACCTCTCGGGCGTCGAGTAAACTCCCGAGGACGTTCTTTTTGTTTCTAAGATTGTTGTGGAAGCCGTTGAACGTGAAAACATCGGTGGCATTTTTCCTAAGCTGCGATTGAAGGAACGACCCCTTCAGTTGGTTGAAAGTCTCTGGCGGCAGGATCTTTTTCAACGCCGCAATCTTTTTCGTGTCACCATGTTCGACCAAGGCTTTGAACACTTTTTCAGGTGCTAATCGCTTATTGCCAACAATTGACGAAATTACAGACTTTTCTCCCAAAAACTCCGAAATGGCCTTGTTGCTCTCTCGCAGCTCAGCGGCGACAGGCCCCCCCGCAGATTTTTCAACAGTATCAATCAGGGCGTCATCGATAGTGAAGTATAGGTCCCGAAATTTGGCAATATCAGCCGGAATGTCGGCTAGCGAATTCTCGGACATAAAAGCGATCTCGCCAATGTCTCTGAGCGCCTCTACTGTTTGCTTATAGGAACCGTTGCCTGCCCGCGCAGCGTTGACAGCCGCAAGTAACTGGTCGGACTGGGTGCGCTTAGTTTGCGTGATTCCACGGATGGACTGACCCTTGGCCCACTTTTCAATTCCATTTAATTTTGAATCAATTTTAGCTAAAGAATCAGGCGCTACCTGAAGGCCAGGCATTGCATCCATCACCTTATTATGAGTCATTCCCACATTTTGAAAGAAATTGGAGACTCCCTGGTCAAAGCCTTTTCTGATCATGTCCCCGGCTTCAATCTGAGATGGCACGGCTCCACCGCTTATTTTCATAATGCTGTTTTCAGTGGCATCCCTAACGCTCTCAAGGGCCGAATGAAATTTCGTTAGAGACTTTTCACCAAGCGGCCCCTCTGCCTTATGTCTGGCGGCCCTTGATATGACTGAGTGTGTGCCAAACTCAATGGCGTCTGGCAAATCCGCAGGATTTATCCCGTGAGTTTTGGCAATCTGAGTGAGCTTCACATAGTCACCGGCCTGTCTCGGCGTAAACATATTTTTAATGGCAGACGCCGTTTCCGTGGCGGTTTCCCCTATGACATTTGCGACAACTCCAACCGGTCGTGCGCCTGGAATCTTGGCCGCCGTTTGCAAGGCAGCCTCTCCGCCCCGTGCGGCTACCGATCCGACCTTTGATGCGGCTTTTGTTATGCCACGCGCTCCCGCGCCAACTCCATCGCTCACTAGCTTTGCTACCCTAGTGACAGGAACAAAATTTAGAGGATCTGCGGCGAGGTCCATGCCGAGGCCCGCAGCTCCGCTTGCTGTAATGTCTGCGGCGCCGCCTTTTTCAAATTTAAACCAGTCCTTCGCTTTTTCTGGATCAGTCGTGAACACCGATGGGGCTACTTCGCTTAGCGCCGTGTCTGGAACACCGGCCTTGCGAACAATGTCTCGGCCTGTTGGCGCAAGAAGCGGATTCTCGCCAAACTGACGAACAGCGGCCATGATAGGATTTTGTGAGCCTGGCTCTTGAATGCGCTGAGCGGACGAAATCGCCGCTCTCATAGGGGCGCCAGTGTAGGAATCAATTGTGTTTCCGACGGAAACGGCGCCCGAGAGAAGGCTGTCGAGAAAACCAGCTCCATCGCCTGACTCTTTAGATTTTTGTTGGATGAGCGCGATCTTCTCTTCGCGCGACTTTGGAAGCCCCGTCTCATTTTCGAACTTAGTCCAAGGCCCCTCTTTGGCAGTAGCCTTTGTCTGTGCTTGATATTTCTCCCATGGAGCGGCCATCTATTTACCCGCCGTTTGTTCGACCCAGTTTTTTGGATCAGAAAGATCACCGCCCTGAAAAACATAACCGTCCTCAACGTGTCCAGCCGTTGGGGTTTCTTGGTGGTCGACATTTTCGCCAGACGCGAGCCTTGCGTTTTCCATTTTAATTTTGCGAGCCGCGGCTTTATCTGCCACGACCTGGGCGCTATCACCGGACATTGGGAAAAAATCCTTGGCGTACGCGCCCCGCTCGCTCGGAGGGATTGCGGCGCCCGAAGCATCGCGAAGGAAGGCTTCAATCCATCTGTCCTGTGCGCTATGGGCGACCTGAGCTTCCGAGGATTTAAGAAAATTGGGCGCCCAATCATTCTTGTCTACCCACTGGAAACTAGACGCCGGATCAAAGCTGTTCCACCAGCTCTTGCTAGGGTCTGCTGCGGCTTGATATTGCCTCTCAGCCTCCGCGCCCGAGTCATACAGCCCTTTCTGCTTGGCCTGACTAATGCTCATCTTGGCGGGATTCGATGATTTTTGCACACTCTTCGCCTGAAGCTCTTGCATTCTCTGCTCGCCCTGCTGTGTGAGGAGACCTTGTGCTTGCTTATTCTTAAGTTCTTGAAATTCCCTCTCCGCCCTCTGTGTGAGCACAGATCCTCCGCGCCTAAGCTCTTCTTGTCGGTTGATTTTTTTCAATTCAAAATCGCGCTCATCAGCCTTAGATTTATCCTCATGGCCCCACTGATTTTGTTTCTCCGCCTGGGCAATTTGCTCCGCCGCTGTTCGGTATCTATTTTGAAATGATTTAACATAGCCGGGATCATAGTTCGGCGGATGATCCCCTGGCCTTGAAAGTCCAAGCTCCTCGGCCCGCTTAATTCCAGTTTGATAGCTCGCCTCATCGGCGATAGAATAAGCGATTTCTCGGCCCGCCATAGTTTCATCCTTGAGCGCATTGAATTTCTGCTGGCGCTGAAGTTCTTTATCAGCCGCTGACTGTTTCTCAAACCTCTGCGCTTCCATTGGATCTTCTTTGTAAAGATCGCCGAGCACAGCTTTTTCATTAAGCGACGTCGTGCCGTCAGGATTGACTTGAACATTGCTTTTATATGCGTTTTGAATCCGCAGGGACTTAGCAGCATCATCGGCCTTGGCTTTTCTCTCAATCCCTAGGTCCTTCATTTTTAGACCGCTGGCTATTGAGCCCATAATGTCTGAATGTTTTCCTGATAAGATAATGCTTGGGTCTAGCTCTGCCATGATTTCCCCTCAAGTTGCTTCACTCTTGTGTGTAGAGATGCGACCGCCGCGAGAAGTGCGCCAACGGCCTGCGGAACCATAATCATTTTCCCATTTGGAGTTTGTTGCACAATGCTTCGGCCAAACTCAGTTTTTTCTAGGTCTTGAGCAAGTATACCGATTTGCGGCGTCACGCCGTACGCAGCTTCTTTATAATCAAAAGTGTAAGGTCTAAGTCCATCAAGGATTTGCGAAATCTCATCATGCGCTGGTGCGATGTTAGTTTTTTGATTTACATCCGACATCATCGCCCCATATTTGGCGGCCTGGTCCATGGTGTGGTTGATGGCGTCATATTGCCCTATGATTCCGCCAGCCCTAGCGTTACCAATCCCTTGTTGAATTTGTGTGGCCTGATTGCCGTAGTTTCGGCCACCGACGGCCATTTCAGAATTAGCTACCTGGCCCACACCAGAAAGTGACGAGAGTTTGTTAAACCGATTGGTGCGGTCATTATTAAATCGATCATAGGCTCTTCCGTACTCATCGCTTGCTGTTCCCTGCGCAAACCTGGTGAGGGACTTCATCGTAGCGCCGGAGTTAAGACCACCGCGAGCTGCGGCTGATCGCTCAATTGCTTTTGAGCCTTCGGCCATTCTGAAATCAAACCCAGGATCTGCTTGGTAATCGGCCATAGAGAAAGATTTATTAAGGTCGGGCATTTGTTCGTTCAACTGATTAAGTGCCCTGAGTCCCGATTGTCTCCAGGGCTCAGCATCTTTTCTAGTTTGGTTAAAAATATATTTCTGAGTTGCCAGGGCAGCGTGCCCAGCCCGAGCTTGCTGCTCAGCGGCGTCCCTTTGCGCTCCTCCTAAAAACTGCCGATCAATGAAACTTCCAGCCTGACCATGGGGGCTTTTCTGCCCGGTAAGTGAGCCCGCGACTTGTGTAAGTTGTGATCCCATTTATACCTCCACTTTCTTTGCAATTGTAATGGTGCCGTCATGTGCACCAACGAGATAAAATCCGCATCGAATTGCAGCAGACAAAACCTCTGTGTGATTTTCAAATTTAATATGAATATTGCCAGTGATGAATTCACAGCCATAATCCTTAGCTATGACCGTCAGCTTATCAACAAGCTCTCTACCGCAGCCCTCTCGGCGCATCTCGGTGTCCACAGACATGTCGACGATGAAACATTCTCGGCCATTGAGGACATAAATAATAAATGCGCTTGGGTTTTCTAAGATCTTAGCGCCCTGGCGCTCTTGAATATATTTTCCATATAGCGTGTCGGATATCATGTGCTCGCCCTCCCACTCATTCGGATGATCACCATGCTAGCGACGCTCGCGACGACGCTTACAGAATCGCCGTCATTTAGAATTTGATTTTGAAGCTCAGAGAAGTCACGAGTGGCACCCGCTGCAATTGAAGTGGCAATCATGATCAGATTGTCGTTGCCAAGAGTTCCGCCATTTGGAACGATGTTCACCGTAAGCGTTCTATCGCTCGCATCGTTATTTGTAGCCGTGAATTTATCGATAATAGTTTTAGTGTCAGCCGGAGACGTATACTCAGTAGTGTCCGTGTCTGAAGCATATTTGGCGCTGATTAAACCCTTAGGCGTAACGCTCACAATTGCCTCCCCACGCCAACGCCGCTAGAGCCAACCGATACTTGTAAGTCTTGAATGTCGCCAGTGTTCGTATTTACCTGAGTTTGAATAGTTGCGACATTGGCAGTTAGACTCGTCAGGGACGCCGCAGCATAAAGCTCCGTATTTGAGAGCGCAATAGTTCCGCCCACGCGCCTGTAAAGATCCCTAAACCATGCTGTCCATGAAGGAGTGAGAAGTCCATTCACATCAAGAAGTGGAGTTTTATAAGGAGGTGTCGGAACCGTAACGGCCATTAGTTCACCGCCTTTTCGGCAGTTACTTCAGCGCCAATGAGCGTGACCTTAACTGGATCTGTAATTGTAAGTTTCCAAACCCTATCCCTAGACATTCCAAGTCTTCGCCAAATTACTCTCGTAAGCCTTCGGCCAATGGCACCAGCAGATGCCCATTTCTCGTTTGACCACGAGTGACCGCCATCATCTGAGAACTGAAGCATGACCTGGGGATTTGTCCCCTGGCCTACGCCATCAAGACCAATGCCTGTTTCCATGTCGAGCTGAAATGCGTGGAAAATCCATTTCGCTAATCCTTCGGTTACATGAGGCGAGACGCGTTGTTTCGTGATTTCGACTGAATTGTCAGTGTAAGTCGTAGGGCTTAGTTGATAAATTTTTCCGTTTACATAATCTCCAACGACGTGAGTGCCGTAAGCAAACGCGTGGCAGTTGGCCCGGTGCCTCTCAAGATCGCCGTTGTTAGTGTAGGCCCGCTCATGCCACAAATTCGTCGAGGCATCAAAAACCCAAGTGGTGTTGGCTGATGGAAAATTAAGAACATAAAAGAAATGACCGTCTTGCTGATAAGTCCATGCAACGGCGTCACTAATACTGGCATAGCCTTGAATAGCTATTTCAATCGCGTGAGTTGAGATGCGCTTTGGCTGATAACCCGTGGCCTCAAACACCATGCCGGAGCCGCTCTTGTCTTGGCCCAGCCAGTACATCGTATTTCGCATTTTGACGAGTGAGTGCGTGGCAGCAAGACCTACTTCAATGAATGCGCCCTGAACTCTTTGAAAAGGAAAATCAGCGTCACCAGAGTTAAACCACACTTCAATTGAATCAGTGCCCGCAAGCCATAAGTCACGATTTGATGACAGCAATCCAATCAAATCATCTGGCGCACCCTCGGCTGTTGCGATATCGAGAGCGTCAAACGTGACGCCGTTTAGAGATGAGATAAAAAACTGGCCTGTGCCAGTGCGGGCAAAAATGAAATAGCCGTCTTGAAATGCGACCTGACTAGCTGGGAGAAAGTCAGGATCTGTAATCTCAACAAATGCGCCGCTAGATAAAGTTACAACATAGCCGTCAGTGCCATCCACAATCACAAGCGAGATTCCGTTGTCGGCCATGCTTACCTGGCCAGAAGTAGAGTTTAAAGTGCCAAGCTCCGTGGCGACCCAAAGTGACGACACTGAGTAAATCTTGTTATTTGAGACTGCATAAAGTTTCGAGTCACTTGCATAAATAAGGCCCCGTATAGGGCCAGTGCCAATGGTCTGAAGAAGCAATAGGCCAGGCGTTGAGACGAGTGCCGCCACTTCGCGCTCTTTGCCGGTGCCAAGCTCATTGATCTCTGGATATAGGTTAATACAACGCTGGCAATCCACATTCTTGGATCTGAGCGTATAACTTGGACCTATGAAGCCAGCAAATCTCAAACCTAATACCCCTTATATATGTCGTATCCACCAGAGCCTAAGAGAGCCGCATCGCACGTCAAATACCTGGGCTCCGAGTTGTTAACTTGTAAATTGGCCTTTAAATTAATGGCCTCATTCAAATAGTCTTGATCAATCATTTTCCCGTAGTTCTTAGCTAGGCGCTTGCCTAGATTTAAAACAACGGCTTCCTCATATCCCTCAGGGAACGAGAATGTGGTCGACACCGAAGTAAAAGCCGTGAGTGGTTTTTCTGTGTAGAGAACCAACTTATTAGCAGCACTCGGCACGGGCCAAAAATTAATAGTGTCGTTTGGATATGTATTTTCTAAATAGATTTTTGTAGGCAACGCAGCCGTTGTGGCCTTATCGGTAATATCTGCCCACTGCTGCGTGGTGATCATTTCGACTGGCGATTCTGGTGTGCCGCTAGCACTTTGATCTTCAATCGTGGCGCGTAAATATCTAACAGGCCTTGTTGTGGCGTAATTTCCTGTAGCGCCAATAGTGCGAGATGCGCTCGCGGCGACAAGAGTAAATTCCTCTCTGACCTTAGCGTGAACAAGCAAACCCTCGGCGGCCCAGGAGCCCAGCATTCGGTTACAAACAAGACGCGCCTCTTCCTCTTCATCAGCACTTGGCGACTCACCTTGAGCGAGCGCACCAATGCTTTGTAGAGACGCCTTTATGACATCCCGAAGTGTGGCCATTACTGAGCCTCAGCTTGCTTTTGTTTGCCAGCCTTTTGAGCTTTTGGTTTAACAAGCGGTGCTTCAACAACTGGGCAATCGGAAAACGCGGCGGGAGAATCCCTCCACTCAGAATTTTCCTCGTCCTTTGACTGAATAAGCTTCGGCTCAAGATTTTTGTGATATCTCCAAGACGGATAAATACTCATTTGTAAACCCTCCAGAAAAACCCCGGAAGAGTAAGTCCACCGGGGCAAATTAAAATTAATTGCTTACTACGAGATTTACGGCCTCAAGACGCGCTTCAACTTCAGCGAGGCGCACTTGCAAGTTTTTAACCACATACAAAAGCGTGATGCACTCAGCAGCATTCACAAAACCGTATGGAGTGGAGCTAGTAATCGCCTGAATTGCATAGTCAGGAGTACCAGCCGCATCGGCGATAGTAATTGTTGTTAGCTGAGCAGTGAGAGCCGCGCCCTCGCCAGCGGTTACGGGAAGCTTGTGGATAATGGTATCTGTCGCTGTATTCATATTTAATTTCTCCTTCTTGAGAATTGTTAGGCGGCCCGATTAATTCGAGCCGCACAGGGTTTTCTAACTATTAAGCGGGCTGACCGACTACGCGGCACCCGAATTCGGGATAGATACATTTCCATCCACCGAGAAAATCAATCCGGTGAATCATGCGGTAATTCACGATGTCGAATGCCTCAGTCATAGTCAGAGACAGCCCAGCATCTTTGTCCGCAGCTCTTGTCGCCTTGACTCCAGCGTCCGGTAACTCAAGATCAGCAACGCCGATTGCATAAGCTTGCTTGTAATAAACAAGATTCTGCGGAGCGACTACGTTTGCATAGCTTGAGGCGTGGCCGAAAACAGTGATCACAGCATTGTCGGCAGGTAGCGCATCAACATTCTGATACTGGCCGCTAGCATAGATCGCGCGATCAATAGTGATAGTCATGTTTCCAGAGCCATCAGATGCGCCGTCTGCGGTAACTATAAATTGCGCAAGCTCACCAGTTGATTGGCGAGTTTGTGGGTTTACAGCGTTAACAGCTGCAATTGAAATAATATCGCCTGCTTTAAGACGAGTGGCAGCGGCGGATGTCCATCCATCGGTGACTATAGTAGTGTCGCCAGCAACAGACGCGCCGTTTACCAGCGGGGTTCCGCCCAATGCGCCGATCGTGTGCTTTACCACATTCGCACTCGAGGAGAACTTGCAGCCGCCAGCGATTCCCATAAGACCAGATTCATACTGCTCAGCAATCTTCTCAGAAGAGTGGAACAATCCTTTAAGACCGTCGACAAGTGAAGCCTGGACAAGAGGATCAACTACCGCAGAAGCAGAGCCGCCCGTAGCGCCAAGCAATTCCATTTTAGCTTTTGCCAAAACGAAACCCTTAAGAGTGGAGGGGAGTGCCGATGCACTGGGAACGCCGACAGAGCTGTAAGTCGCCTTGTACATATCAGCGTAAAATGAAGAGTCAATTTTGTTCGCCAAGGCGATCATTGCGGGCTCAATATAACGCTCGCGGAATTGATCGATAGATAGTGTGCGATCAACATTACCGAAGGCCATGCCAACGTGGTAATGCTTGTCAAGCGTCAACGCTACCGACTTGTCAGCGGTGTCTTGAATGTTCAATGTGGCGCCAGAGGTTACTTCGTAGCGAGACGGTTTTCGGATGTTTAAAACATTTCCGATTTTAGCACCCTTCTTACCGTACTCGTCGCTGTATTCTCGGTTTGCACCCTTAGTGAAAACAAGATTATTTTTGAGAGCCATCAGGCACTCTTTTGTAATTGTGTCGTTAGTTAGAAGACTGTTACTCATTAAAAACTCCTTTTAGTTTCAAAGATCAGCCCCATGCTTTTCTTTGCTTCATTTGCTCTCGGCGCAAAGCCTCGTACTCGACTTGCGGGATTTCTGGATCGCTAATTGATCTTTTCTTAGATCCTGACCCGCTTGTTCCGACTGGCTTTATAGGTGCCGGGGTTTTTGTTGTTTTGATTTCAGGTTTTTCATCGCTATCAGAAGACCTTTGAACCCTGGCCTCAATTTTCCCAAGCTCACGGGCGGCGAACAAGGGTGAGAGCTTATTAATTCGCTCCAGCTCCTTCTTGTCCTTTGCCAGCTCATACATAATCGCTGGGCCTACGTCGGAGGATAAAATCACATGCTCAATTGTGGCCGATACGGCGAAGTCAGCGACATCTTCCATAACTTCCTCAAAGTCGTCATGATCTTTTTTGAACTCATTAACCTTGTCGGTATGGCTTTTGGTTAAAGTTTCGTGCTCCGATTTCAGTTGAGAATCTCTCGACTCATTAGCCTTCTTGGTATCACGTTGTTCGATCTTCCAATCAGTTAATGCTTCGACGAATTCTGTGTGCGTGTCGAAATCATCCTCCTTTGGACGCCCGTCAGTTTTTGGCTTTGACTCAACAGCTTTTTCCTCAGGCTTTGATTTGGTACGCAGTGCCTCTTGGCGCCAGTAATCAATCTCTTGATCCTTTAGGGAGAGCTTTGAATTCAGCTTGTCAATACGGCGCTTAAATCCGTTCTTTGACTTCTTAGGTCTGTCCTCAAGTTTTGACTCATCGACTTCACCGTCTTGGTCCTCTTTATCTAAGGTGTCCGATTCCTCAGCGGTTTCATCAGCACTAGCCGACGCGGATTTTGTGTCCTCTACTTCGTCACCGTTATCTGCTTTTTTATCAGCGGATTTATTTTCGAGACCGGCATCCTTGCTAGCCTCAACTTTTGGTTCCTCAGTATTGGACGTAACTACTATTGACATGGATTACTCCAGAGTTTCGCCTGATGAGAGCCCACCAGTAGGTTGTTGTTGTTCATTTGGGATCTCAGCTTGCTCAAAGCCAGACCCTTCATTTCCGATATCAATTGGCTCATCGATGCCAATGAGCTGTAGGCGCTCGTGGATCTCTGAGACTTGGTGTTGCAGAAGCGCCATGGATTCTCTTGATCCAAGCTCGGCCTCTTTAATTGCGATTTGAACCTCGAGTTTCTTAAACTCAATGCGCTCGCGGGATTCAAGTTCCATTTTTTTGTTCTCAAGAATTTGCGCCTGATCGTTGGATGTCTTGGTGAGTTGCTCCACCATTTGACCCATCTGCTGGAGTTGTGCTTGGATTTCTGGAGGAACTGGCGGCTTGTCTTTGCCGTCTTGATCGGCAACGCCGGGAGGGAGTTGTCGTTTTAATCGCTCTGCAATTTCTTGCGAGCCATGCCAATCCATATTTTTGACAATCAAATCGCCAGCGACTTGTGCCATCTGCGGATAGACCTTTGTCAGCTCAAGCATCGAGTCCACGGCCTCTTGTCGCTTGGTCGCGTAAGACGGGCCTGTTGAAACGGTGACGTCGTACTTCCCGGCCGAGAGATTGTATTGAAGTTTTTTGCCGCCCTTTTCAAAGATTTGATTAAGCGCCACAATCTCGGCCTCGCCATCATCACCGATAATCCTGACCGACCTCTCGGTGTCGTAAACTTTAGGAATTAAATCGATGAGGATTCGGCCAAGGTGTCGAAGTGATCTAGAGAGATTGTCTACAAAGTGAAAGTTTGACGTTTGCGCCTGTGTCGCGCGTCTTTGAATTGCAACGCCAGAACTTTCATTTGATCTGTTTCCAAGAGCTGCGTCGTAAATACCAGTCGTGGCTTTTAAGTCCTCAGAGGACTGCATTCTAGCATTCGTGATCGCAGCAACGGGCGCCTCATATACGTTCCGCTGGGGAAGTGGTGCCGTAACGCCATTTAATGTGACGGCTTTTACTTCAAGGTAGGCATGATTTTTTATATTGGCCGCTTCCCACTTATGCTCATGGCCTTTGAACTGACCTTCATAGCCGATGAAGGGAGCCTTGGGAGCAAGGGCTATTGTCTCGGTTTCAGCAGACGCCCAGTAGTTGTACATGCGCTGAGGATCTTTGGCGTGGCGAATGATGCCCTCAAGGACGCGCTTGCCATCAACATCAATTTCGTCGCCCAAGACCGGAACGATTGGTATCCATTGTCCGGCCCAATCGGTTTCCTCCAGAACTTCAATGCCGTTTGTCTTGCACCACTTGATTGCTGGCATAACGGCCTTGCGCTCTTTTAATATTTTATGTGGATTATCTTTTGGAAGTTTTGATTTCTCAGCGACAAAGCCGTTCTCGAGAAGAACCATGTCGACTTCTTTAAAAGTCTTGTAGAAATACTCAACGACTCTGACCGTCTTGTCGCTCTGCCAAGAAGGGGCAGTGTCGCCGACAGATGTCCAATCATCAGCTCCCTGACCCTTGGCTTCTTTGTACATAGCCTTGTAAGTTTCCCAAGGAACGTCCTCGGCAACGAAGCCGAAGTTAGCGTCAGATCCATCCGGCTCTTGTGAGTGCGGATCGAGATAGACCATAAATCTGTTTCTAACTCGCTTGATTTTAATTTCTTGATTAAATGAATACGGGTCACAGTATTCGGTGATGACTCGCATGTAGCCTAGGCCACCAGATGCTGCGCCCTCAAAAGCTGTGTCGTAAGCAACGTCCGCATTTGAGTTGTACTCGATATGTCTGATCAGTCCTTGAAAAATCTTAGCCGTTTCAACGTCGGCTCTATCATCAACTGGCGAGACTTTTATCGCAGGCCTGTTTTGGCGCTGGTCATTTGTGACCTGGCGTAAGAATTGTGGAAGTCTGTTGATTGTAAGACATGGTCTGCCTTGTTGATTGCGCTCAGCTTTAATTTCCGCTGGCCACTGATTGCCAGTTCTAAATTCTAAATCCTCAAGGGCAAGTTTTCGGTTTTCAGATTCAGCCTCAACGCAAAGGTCAAAGCGCTTCCTCGCAGTAGCAAGAAGATCCTCATCATTTTTAGGTTCGGTAGGCTTTTCTTGATCCTGCACACCATAAACCTAGAGCATCCTTACGTTTACAAAAGCTTTACGTTTCGTTTAGGTGCGAACTAGTCAGCCCATCCAGTTTGTTGAACTAGCGCCAGAGTGAAAGGCGCGGCGCTCAGTCGGTGGAGATGTCTCTAACTCTGGGAATTTGGCGTCAAGTGCTGGATCTAGAATCCTGGCTCTACAATCGAGCATGTCGTCGTGAAGGCAGACGGGAAAGGATAGATACTCCTCATCCCGGAATGCTTCAATGTAGTTAGTACTCTTGCCATCGGCGGTCACAAAGAAAAGTCTGTGAGGCATATAGAATCGCCCCTGTTCAAACACTGGCACTAGTTTTCTTATGCGGTCCTCTTTGGCAATCTGGCCCTTCAGCTCAACAATATTAAATCTGTAATTCTCTTGCTCCATCACATACCTGATGTGCTCGGTGTCTGATTGCATTCCATATTGCTCATAGCCGACATTCAGTGGCTTATGTTTTCTGTGAAGTGAAAACAGTTTTGACGCCCGCTGTGTGAGATTAAGTCTATCCCGGATAGCGTCGATCAAATAGTAATTGCCGTCAGGCGCTAAGCCTATGACTTCCATTACCGTGTAGTCGCTCGTGGTTTTTTTCTTTGAGGCTGGATCAACTAAAATATACTTATTCCATTCGGATGTATCGCCAATGGTTTCATAGTATTTCAACCACTCTTCTTTAAATCCCATCGACTTATCGGCAACTGGATCTTGCAACATTTGAGTGCCAAAAGTGTACGGCCCCATATCACGGCGCTTTTCCATTAAATCACTTTGCGAGAACAACACGGCATTGCCGTCCATCTTGCCGTTGTCTGTAGCTGGATAAATCCTTGGCACTACGGAGCCACGGTCCATCATGGTTCTATAAGTGTCGTTCTGGTGATAACGAGTGCCGATGTGGCGCTTACGCCCGCCTTGGGCTCCTAGGTTTAATGACAGCTCCCAAGCAGCAGTGACCTTTTTAATCTGCTCTGGCGTTGTCACTGACTCTCTTGTCACAACGTCGTCATAGATCAAAAGACTAAAATGCTTCGATGTGGGCTGGCCATCTACTAAGCCCCACGCCTCAACGTTGGCCTCTTTTGGATTGGTTTTGCGTTTTACAATGATGCCGTGATCAAGTGACCACTTCGGCGCTTCGGATTTTGGGTTATCGTAAAGAACTTCTGGGAATAAACCCTTAAGAAAAACATTGGACTCTAGTTCTCGCTTGATCTGCTCGAGAAATCCCTTAGCAATGGGCCTCGTGTGACTAAAAATACCAATGGTGGTGTTGTCTGGATCTTTAAGTAGATCCTGAATGGATTTGCCAAAAGTAATAGTTGTCGATTTATAATGCTCCCTTGCCCACAAATCCAAATGGCCATCGGGGCTTGACTCCACCTCGCGGCACCTCTCATAGAGCCAATCGCGGTTTATGTCTTTTCGTTTGCACGCAATGGTTAAAAAGAAAAACAAGTCGTCAGTGCATAATGTTTTAAGGGCCTTGGTATCCTCGTCGCTCAGAATATCTAGATAAAGACTATTTGATTGTTCCCTAGTGAGCCCTGAGGCAATCACTTTTTTTCCTTGATTAACTTGATCCGGTCATCAAGCTCGGCCCGCTCGACTTGAATATTGCCACTAAGAACAATCGTCTTGTTCTCCTCGCCCGGCACCTTGTCACTCCAATTGCATAAATTCTTTAAGCTAAAAATGTGCATGGCATTATCACCGGCAAGGCCGCGTTTGATGGCGTTTTGAATTAAGGAAAATCTTGTGTGAACGAAATGTTGGTCACGATACTCTGCGTATGTAAGCCCCGTGTGCTCTCGGATGCGGCGCTCAATAGTATCTGCACAGCACTTAAAAAACGCTGCACAGTCATTCTGTGTCGGTTTATAGCGCATGAGTACGGCCAGTTGATCCATGTTGATTGGCACCGGCGGCTGACCTAGTTTTTTTGCTGGAGATTTTGATTTGGGTTTGGGTTTAGGCATTTAATTCCTTCTTAAGATTTTGAGCGGCTTTGTTTCCGTAAAGACGCTCGGTCATCTTTTTTCTCCCTGATGATGGGCCAAGCAGGGACAGTTTGTGGATTTCAAAAAGGAGGGAGAAACGATTATCATTTATTTTGTACTCGGAAATGAACACTGGCTCTGTCTGCGCATCTGCCCAGTCTAAAAAAGCCTTATGGTCAAATTCGTTTGAGTATGAGGCAGTACCCTCATAGGGTGGATCGCAATACACAACAGAATCGGGCTTTATTTTAATCTCATTATAACTTGTGGAATAAAATTCCAACTGCTTCAACGGCTCCAACCGCTGCAACTGCTGCAACGCCTCCAACCGCTGCAACGCCTCCAACTGCTGCAACTGCTGCAACTGCTGCAACGCCTCCAACTGCTGCAACTGCACCAACTGCTTCGCATTCAAATATACAAGAAGAAAGTCAGGGATTCCATTTATACGATAATACTCAATTTTGGCGCGCAAAAAGAGTCGTCTATCTTTTACAGAATATCCTTCTTTAAATCTGTCCATGCAAAACACTTTTTTAGCAAGATCATCGAACTTATTAAACACAACTGCATTGTGCATTGATTTTTTATATGGCTCGATTTTCTTGGAAAAAAGATAATTCTCACCATTATTGCCAAAGGACCAAAGCATTTGCGTGTAGGCGCAAGTGCTTTTTCTCTCTTTAAACTCATCAGATGAAATAAATGGCGGGCTAAAGTTCTTGTAACTATATTTACCAGAAATGGCGGCCTTTATAAGCTCGCAAATGCCTGGCCTTATTTCGTTGAAGTGGAATCTCTTAAAGTCCTTCGGTCTCCGCTGAAGCATTGCGTGCATAATACTAAAGCCACCGCCAAATATGTCATAAAAGTTTTCAGCCTTTGGCAGGCGGCAAATAATTTCGTTAGCTATTGATCCCTTGGACCCCATGTATGGTATTCCGTACTCAGCCATTGACGACCTTAACTATGTATCCACGCCCCAATAGTTCATCGTGAACCACCTGCATGTCGCTCTCGTTAGGAAACGAAATATTGAGAGAGAGTTTGACTGCGGCGTCAGTGTCAGTGTCAGGCTTGTCATCAAGGTCAAATTTGTCCATTGCATCAAGCGTAAAATCCTTCAGTCCCAGCACATCTAAATCAAAGTCAGGCCCAAGCTCTGGCACCTGTGCATTTACACTCGCTAGATTCATGCCCGACCACTCTTGTAGGGCGTTGTCAGCGACCATATCGGCGTACTCATGTTCAAAGGACAGATAGGGTTGATACTCGACGGGATAATAAGTCATACCCATTTGCTCTGCCGCCATAATGCGACCGTGTCCGATTGTTAATAGATCCGACCGCTCAGATATAACTGCGGCTTTTCTGATGCCGTTGTACTTAAAAATCTTAGCTATGCGCTCAAGCTGCTCTTGTGGGTGTTTGTTAGGATTGTCTGGATTAAATTTAGTCTTTAGCTCTGCGATTGGAACTAGCGCCGCGTATTTGCAGATAACCTGAATCTCATCAGGTTTAGGTTCTGCGGCCTCTTGAGTACGTTTCACAGCAGCTTTTTTGCCGCCAGACTTCTTGCTCATCCACTCACTTTAAGTATCTCTGTTGTTTACACTACTATTACGTTTTGTTTTCTAAACATTTTACTTTACGTCATTAAAGTAGGCAGAATATCCTAATTGTATGAATGAAAAAGATGACAGCCAATCAATCGACGAGTTACTGGAGCAGATTGAAACTCTTGATTTTAGTGAGTCCGAGGCTCGGGGATTGAGCCGGGGCAAAGGCGTGACCTTCTGGCTCACTGATGATTACAAAGTAAAGTACGAACTCGTACAGGCCAAATCCAACGGTAAATTCCACAAGCTCCTTAAAAAAGTCATCAAGAGCGCCATTGATCGCGCCAAAATCTCGGCTTAAAAAAGGTCCAGACCTCTTTTAATTCCGCGCTAGATTAGGCGATGCTTAATGTGTGTCGAAAAAGTGGCTCCCAAAAGAACGCATGGATTTTGAGCTGTTTGATATATCAGACGTCACTCATGAATTAAAGTTCAAAGGCCGACGCGAGATCAGCATAAAACTCAAAGCATCAGATTCTGATTTTAATTTAATGAAATACTGGCTGAGCCTCAGAGATCATGTCGAGAAAGTTGGCCTACAGCTCGGCATGTTTGTAGAACAAGCTGATGAGGATAATCCGCAGTGATAGTTGACTATCCTCCCCATAGCTAAAGCCAGGGGCTTTGCGGCGCTTTTTGTAAACTCGGTGATGTGGGTCAATGTATCTCCTTATGAAGGTAACATTTCACGCCGTCTTGATCAAAGTAGTCCGCTACAAGCTCAGGCTCGCACCAGCAGTCCGCAGACTCGATATGCTCAGGTCCATCGGTCGGCATCGTGTGGACATTCCCGTCAGGCTGACTCATACGTCATTTCCTTAATCTCTATTCCCATATTTATTTCTCCATTCTGCTTAACATAAGCAGATTCCTACTTTTCCATCTCTTTAATCTTTGCGAGTGCCACTCGTGCGGTCACGTCTCCAACGTCTGTGTCATCGTCTAAATCAATAGGGACGTTTTATCCGTAGTCACTAGATACTGCCTTGCCATGCACTTTGCCGTTAATAGTTACCGCTCACTGAACCACATCTCAGTCTGTAGCTTAGTGTTCATGGAAGTTGCAGAACCATGCAGAATATGTCAAGCGATCACCCCATGCGGATGCCAAGGGGCCATGGTTAGCTATTTCAAATTGCTGGATGCAGCCCAACAAAGGGTATTAAGGGTGAAACCTTCGTCACAATCGCCATCGCCATCGCCCGCGCCCGAGATTGTTTGCTCTGACATATTTATTCCTTCCACATTCTCGTCTCTCAAAGTTCATCCATCACCATCACCATCGCCAAAGCCGGAACCATCGCCAGAGCCATAGCCGGAGCAATCGCCAAAGCCGGAACCATCGGCAACACCATCGCCAAAGCCACTGCCGAGGCTAAAGCCATAGCCAAAGCCGGAACCATCGCCATCGCCATCGCCATCGGCATCGCCAGAGCCGGAACCATAGCCGGAGCCGGAACCATTGCCATTGCCATCGCCATCGCCATCGCCATTGCCATTGCCATTGCCAGAGCCATCGCCATAGCCATAGCCAAAGCCATCGCCAGAGCCCTCGCCATCGCCGGAGCCATCGCCAAAACCATCGCCAAAGCCAGCGCCAGCGTCTAGGCTTTTAATCTTTTCGTCTTGGTCACTCATCCCTCACCGCCCTTGATTTGTTTTATTCCCATTAATTTTTCAAACGCGACTTTGGCTTGGAGCGGAACCACGGAATTACCCAATCCTTTAATTCTGTCCACTCTATGGGGTAGCCCATTAGTTCCTCGACAAATTGTGGGTTCAGACTTCCACCCATTGTAAACGGCAGGTCGGGTGATTCTCGATTCGCCCCGCCCGGTCCCTTCCAGTCCCGTGCCATTGGCGTAGGCAAAAGGCCGCGGCTTGCCATCGACTCGAGTGAATGTCTTCTCTTTCCATTGCGCCCGGCGGCCCCGCCTTGGTTGTGGCCGCATGGTTGTGCCGTTGGAGTGGGCAAGCATGAACCACCTTTTTCTAATGTGACAGGCACCAACTTCGGCGGCTGAAAGAGTTGTCCACCGGAAATCATACCGTAATTCGGTAAATGCTTGCGCAACGGCATTAAGCCCGCGAGTTCTAATTGCTGGTACGTTTTCGAGAAATACAAATTTCGGGTTTGTTTCGCGGACAAGCCTTGC